ATAGGCTCGGAATAAATTTAAACAACTCGCGTTTTGTAGCAATCATGAACAATTATTTGTCCGCGAAAGATAGAGTGCTTTTTGAGGAAGAGTTTATTCGTTTAACTTGGGACAAGCCAGACTTATCTGCTGATGAACTAAATCTTTACATGAACGTTTGCAAGGAAATTATTAACCTTGAAGTTGTTGGCAAACATTTAAACAAATTAAATGAACAATTCGATGAAATCGAAGATCAGCAAGACATGAGTGTTCGCTTGGCTGAAATCATCAAGGCAAAGTCTAGCGAATATCACCAGTGCGAAGGGCGAATTGAAAACCTTACCAAGAAGTTGCAGGGTGATCGCGCTGAAAGAATGAAAAGCAGATACAAAGATAACGCTTCAATTGTTTCTCTTGTTCAAATGTTTCAAGACGAGGAAGAAAGAAAAAATATGGTTAAAATTGCAGAAATGCAAAAACAAATCGTATCAGAAGAAGCAAACCGCTTAGAAAGCATGGGCGAATGGAAAGCTCGTATTCTTGGTTTATCTAAAGATGATGTTATTTAAATGTTTAGAATGTCAACAATCGTTCGATAGTGAACGTAGTCTTCATGCTCATATTAAAAAGCATGATATGTTTCTTCATGATTATTATGTGAAGCATTTTCGTCGTAAAGATTTATTAACTGGCGACTTGCTGCCTTTTAAAAATAAAGAGCAGTATTTTTCTTGTTATTTTCTTAACCAAGAGAATCAAAAGATTTATTTCGACAAACAATACCCAAAAGATTTGGATATTCAAATGATTCTTTTGGAAATGCTTTCTTCCAAAACTAAAGACTTAGTTTGTCCATCTGAAATTATTTTAAATAGTTATGGCTTGCCAAGCATTTCTGTATATAAAAAGTTTTTTGGAACCTTCACGCACGCCTGCGCGGGCGCGGGAGGAGAACCTCTTTACAACGGAAAAATACCCCAAGATTTTGGCGAAAAAATCAACGCCAAGATTTTCATTGATACGCGAGAGCAACAACCTCTTTCGTTTCCGCAAAGCGAAGCTCTTAAGTTGGATTTGGGAGACTATGGCATTGAAAATAAATTTTTTGATTATACTTTTGTTGACAGAAAATCAGAGGGAGATTTTAAATCTACTTTGAGCCAAGACAACTACGAGCGTTTTCGCAGGGAGTTGCAAAGAGCTAGAGATCAGGATTGTTTTATCTTTGTGGTTGTAGAGAGCGACATGGGGCAGATTGAAAAAAATAACATCAAATCAAAGCATCAAGCTAACCTTGCTTACATCTATCATAATATGCGAGCTTTGCAACTAGAATTTAAAGATTGCTGTCAATTTATCATGACTTCTAATCGAGACAACAGCATCAAACTTATACCACGTCTATTGAGGCATGGTAGAAAGCTATGGAATGTTGATTTACAATATTATATTAACGAGGGACTTTTATATGGCTTGGATTGAAGGAAATCAAAAACGTCGGAAACACTTCGACAAAATTAATGAAGAAATTCTAGCCAAAGAAGGCTACCTTGAAGAAAAGGAAGCTAAGATTTTACTTTACAAATTCCTAAAGGAAAATCCCTCATTTACCTGCGAACTCTTAACTGGCATTCGTTTGTTCCCGTTTCAACACATGGCAATTAAATCCATGATGCTTACTGATTATTTCTTGGGCATCTGGAGTCGTGGTCAGAGCAAGAGCTTTACCACGGGTTTATTTGCAGCATTGGATGCTACACTTAATCAGGGCGTTCATATTGGCATTATTTCCAAGTCTTTTCGACAGAGCCGAATGATCTTCAATAAGATTGAGGACATTATGAAAACCCCAAAAGCCTCAATGTTTTCTGAGGCTGTTACTCGCGTCTCTAAAAACAATGACCAGTGGGTAATGGAGATTGGTCGTAGCAAAATTACTGCTCTTCCTTTGGGCGATGGCGAAAAGCTTCGCGGCTTTCGTTTCCAGCGAATGATTATTGACGAGTTTCTACTCATGCCAGAGCGAATCTATAATGAAGTTATTGTTCCTTTCCTGTCTGTTGTAGAAAACCCCACAGAAAGGCAAGAAATCCATAACCTAGAGAATCAGTTGATTGAGAAGGGAACAATGCTTGAGGAAGAAAGAACTCAATGGCCAAACAATAAAATTATTGGTCTTTCTTCTGCCTCTTATAAATTCGAATACTTATATAAATTATACCAGCAATACGAAAACCTTATTCTCAATCCTGAGAAAAGCGACATTGCACATCGTGTTATTATGCACCTTAGTTATGACTGTGCGCCAACACAGTTGTATGACCAATCCTTAATCCAGCAAGCTAAATCAACAATGAGTCAGTCTCAGTTTGATCGAGAGTTTGGCTCAATATTTACTGATGACTCTAGCGGTTACTTTAAAGTGAGTAAAATGGCAGCTTGCACCATTGAAGATGGCAGGGGCCAATGCGTTGAAATTGCTGGCGACTCACAAGCAGAATATTTGCTTTCTTTTGACCCGTCTTGGTCTGAAAGCGAAAGCTCTGACGACTTTGCTATGCAAGTCTTTAAATTAAATAAAGATAATAAACAAGGAATCTTGGTGCATAGTTACGCTATGCCAGGCACTAGCTTGAAAAGTCATATTTTTTACTTTTTATATTTGCTTCAAAACTTTAATATTGTTTCAATCGTTGGTGACTATAACGGCGGCGTTCAGTTTCTTAATGCTTGCAATGAGAGCGAAATGTTTAAGGAGGCTGGCATTAAAATCGAATGCTTTGATGCTGACTTTGACAATCCGCAAGAATACCACAACGCCTTGAGAGATGCTCGAAATCAATACAATATCGAGTCTAAGAGAATATGTTTGCTACGCAGGCCAACTTCTCACTGGATTCGCAGCGCGAATGAGCTTTTGCAATCAGCATTTGACCACAAACGCATTTGGTTTGCTGCATCAGCTATTGATGACGATTATCAGAGTCAAAGGTCTAAAAGAATACCTATTGACAAGATTAAATTCTTGCGCTTTGCTGATTCAGAAGAAAAAGGCGATTCTGCAAAAATGATTGACTTTATTGAACATCAGAAAGATATGATTGATCTTACAAAAGCTCAGTGTGCATTGATTCAAATTAGCACCACTGCTCAAGGCACTCAGTCTTTTGATTTACCATCTAATCTCAGGCGTCAATCTGGGCCAGACAAAGCTAGGCGAGATTCTTATTCAGCGCTGGTTCTTGGTAATTGGATGATTCAAACATATTTTGACATGATGGATTTTAAAGCAGAAGAAGTTGAAAACACATTTACACCATTCTTGATTTAAGTGACTTTAAAGTTAGATTTTTGACTTTTTAAGTGTAATATAAGCGATGGCTCGCTCTTACACAAAAAAATCAGAATATTGGAAAAAGTTTGATCAAAAGTCAAATTTCGACTTTACAGAACAAATTCAAGCAAGCATTGATCCTGTATTAGCAGGTGAGCCGTTTTACACTTCGGATGCTTCTGTAGAATTTAAAGTTTCTAGAGCTTCACGCGAACCACTAGGCAGAACAGATGCTACTAGTGGAAGATTGAATCGAGCAGCAGTTGCTCCTGTTTTCGATAGATATAGCAGCATTCGTGCTGGTATGCTGCCATATAGTTTCTCAAATGATGGAGTCTATATTCGTGAAGCGATTGAGCTTTGCCAGAAAGCTTATGCTAATGTGCCGATTTTCCGCAATGCTGTTGATTTGATGTCGGAATTTTCCAATGGTGAAATTTACCTAGAAGGCGGAACCGAAAAATCAAGAGATTTCTTTTATCGTTGGATGCGCAAGATTCGCATGTGGGATTTGAAGGATCAGTTTTTCCGCGAGTATTATCGCAGCGGTAATATTTTTATTTATCGTACTGATGGCAAGTTTGACATAGAAGATTTTAAAAAGCTTTCTACCGTATATGCCGCAGAGGGTGATGTTTCTGCAAATACTATTCCCCTAAAATATATTATGCTTAACCCGTTTGATATTGTAGCAAAACGCGCTACAACTTTTAATGCGGTTGCTTATGAAAAGGTTTTGTCTGAGTATGATTTGGAGCGTTTGCGCCATCCTCAAACAGATGAGGATCGCGAACTCTTAAATTCTTTTCCAGAGAATGTTCGCAAAGACATTAATCGCGGTGGTTTTGCCAAGAATGGTTTGAAAATTAAAATTGATCCAGTTCGCCTACATTTCGCATTTTATAAAAAACAAGATTATGAACCGTTCGCTATTCCTTTCGGCTTTCCTGTACTTCAAGACATTAACGCAAAGCTTGAACTCAAGAAAATGGATCAAGCAATCACGCGAACCGTTGAGAATGTCATTCTACTTATTACAATGGGCGCTCCCCCTGACAAGGGTGGAATCAACCACAACAACCTTAGAGCCATGCAAGACTTGTTCAGAAACGAGTCTGTTGGAAGAGTTCTCATTTCAGACTACACAACAAAAGCTGACTTCGTTATTCCAGACCTTAACAAAGTTCTTGGACCATCAAAATACGAAACATTAAATAAAGACATTGAACAAGGTCTTCAGAATATTTTCTTTGGTGATGACAAGTATGGAAACATCTCCACCAAAATTGATATGTTTATTGACCGCTTGAAAGAGAGCCGTCAAGCCTTTTTAAATGAATTTTTGCAGCCAGAAATCAAACGTATTGCTAAAGCTCTAGGATTTAGAGCTTACCCAGAAGCTCGCTTTAAGGAAATTGATTTCAAGGACAATACGCAGCTTCTTCGTGTTACTACTCGCCTTATGGAACTTGGAGTTATTACTCCTCAACAGGGTCTTACAGTATTCAACACTGGACGATTCCCACAAGCAGAAGAAATTGCACCTGCTCAAGAAACCTTTGTTTCCGATAGAGAAAAGGGTTACTACAACCCGATTGTTGGTGGTGTTCCAGTAACGGCTCCACCTGAATCCGAAACAAATAAAACTCCAAAATCTGCTGGTCGCCCGCAAGGAGCAATTACAGAAGCTAATTTTTCTCGCAAAAATATTCAAGAAGTTATTTACAAGATTGAAACTTTAGATAGCACAGTCAAAACAAAAGCTAAGCAAGTCTTAGGTGTCAAGAAGCTAAATAAACAACAAACTTCTGCTATTGACGAGCTTTGTAAAAAAGTTATTTGCGCTTACGAAATAGATAATTGGGAAACTAAAGCTTTAGAATGTGTAAATGATTTTAATC